TTTCTACAGCTTCTTGGGCTGATAATGCTACGTTAGCTGTAAATGCTTTAAATGCAAATACATCTTCATATTTAAAATATTCAGGATTTATAAATGGAACTGCCAGCTATGCTATATCAGCCGGTTCAGTAGCAGGCGTAGCAAATAACAACTATGGAGTAGTTCAAGCACTTACTCAATCCATAAGTTCATCAATAATTAATACGTTGGATGTTCGCTCTGCCCTAGCAACTCCTCAACAAACTTCAATTGAAGCTATAGGAAATTGTATTTTGAATTTTACATCTTCTGTGCCTACGAATTATTCTCTATCTCTTTCTATGACAGATAGATTATCAGGTAGGAAATATCCATTAGATTCGACAATAGTATCTTTTACTACAACTCCTATAATGAATCAGTGGAACAATTTATGCACAGGATCCATTTATTTTCCATTTACGCTCATAGCTCAAACATCAAG